CGATCACCCGCCGTTTTTGAGAACGGTGACAAAATTAAAGCAGGCACATAATCCAGATTTTCACGGGGAGATCGCAAAGCGGGACGGATTTGAAACATCGGGCCAGATGTGGGATTGGTTCGAGAAGGAATACGGTAAAGATCTGTATCAAAATAAGTTTATGGTAATCCGGTGGTTGCCATGACCAAATACTTCCCCGAACTCTCTGAGGATGATCTCCAGACCATTGCAGAGGGCTGCTACATGGAACGGATCGATCTCTGTAACCGCATCCGGCGGCAACAGGCGACGATTGACGCAATCTGCCATGACATCAACACGGAGATCAGATCGGGGTGCCCGAGATGAGGATCATCTACGAGCCCCGGGGCCGGGCGCTGGAGTATGCCCCGCTTGCTGTTTCCCTGTATCGCGGCTGCAGCCATGGGTGTACCTACTGTTTTGCACCGGACAGCACCAGGACAACCCGCGAGCGGTTCCTCCAGCCTAGCCCTCGCAAGGATGCGATCAAGCTCCTGAAAGCGGATGCTGCAGAGCTGGCGGCTGCTGGCGATACGCGGGAGATCCTAATGAGTTTCACCACGGACCCTTACCAGCCGATTGAGGCAGAGTATCGCCTGACCGCCACGGCCATCGGGGTCCTGATCAACGCCGGCCTGCATTTCACCATCCTGACGAAAGGTGGGATCCGGTCGCTCGTTGACCTCGAGCGGCTGCAGGAAGCCCCCGATCTCTGCCGGTACGGCACTACCCTCGCCCTTAACCGTGAGGACGAGCGCCGGCAATGGGAGCCGAACGCAGCTCCAACCAGTGAACGGTGCGGGTCACTCCGTATCATGCATGAGCACGGCATCCGGACATGGGTATCGCTGGAGCCGCTCATAGACCCGGTGCAGAGCCTGTTCCTGATCTGCACCACGTTTCCCTTTGTGGATGAGTACCGGCTCGGCACCCTCAACCACGCGGAGAGGGCGCTGACCGATGAACAGCTCACGGATTACGTTGCACAAGCCTATACCCTGCTCAAGCATTACGGGAAAAAGGCGGTATGGAAGAAGGACCTGCAGCCATACCTGAAAGCCGCCGGGGTGAGGGTATGACCTCTCTCCAGCAGATGCAGCTCCCGATCAACCTCAACCCCCCGAAAGGCGAGCCGGGCATCCGGTGGCAGCGGATAGGGGAGGAAATCTACCACTCCCCGGAGGCAGCGGTCAAGATTGCGCTCCAGCACCGCAGTACCCACCCGGACGAGCCCGTGGAAATCTGGCCGCTGGCGGGCGATATGTGGCGGGTAGTACGGGAGGTGCGGGAGAAATGAGCTGCTTCGCAATCCTCATAGGTTTGTTTCTGGGAGCCGCGGCAGCATTAAAACACGATGATATGCGGCGGGATCGTGAATATCGGGAAACCTGCGAACGGATTTTATCATCATGCAAACAGGGGGACAAATGACCGAGGCCCCCCTAATCCGTGGCAAGTGGGCGCTTCCCCGGCTCAAACGCGGTCGCCAGCTCATGCCCCATCTCATGAGCAGCGATGAAAAAACATTCTGCGGCCGGCAGATGCGGACCGGGGAGATCATGGAGCCCGGCTGGAACCCGGAGGATCACCGGGAAGCCGTTTGCCCGGTCTGCCTTGAATGGTGGCACCTGACCACACGACCAAAGCACAAAGAGCAGGAAACTCTATCGCCCTCTACGTAATTCCATATCTCCTTTCTTTTTTCTCAGCTCTCCCGCTATTCTCTCTTATATCTCATCCTGCAAGCGCAGGGAGAGGTTGTGCACAACCATGAAAGCAATGATAAACGACGTCTATTATAAAGACATAAACACCCCCATCGAGCTGGGGGCTACCAAGGGAGAAGCCCCATGGCTCGACGCGTACCGGTTCAGAAGGGAACCCCGTTTTTCAGTTGAGATTGAAGAGGGCCCGGAACCGTCCGATGGGAACAAGCACGCGCTCCTGGTCGGGATGTTCATCGACAAGGTGGAGGTCCCGTTCGTAACGGAATGGCTGCCGAACCAAGAGAAGCAACGCTCACGGGTTTACACCTTCGACATCCCGAAAAGCCCGGTTAAACTGATGAAGGCCGGTAAGGTTCATTCAGTTCAGTTCAAGATCGGGGGCAGGGCGTATAAGTTCGGGATCCCGATGATCCTGACTGACCGGGTATATGACCTGGGGGAATCCGAGGTTTTCTATTACCGGTTCGCTGACCTTGAGGACGGCAGCACTCCCGGCGGATGGGACAGCGACGGCGGATCCGGCAGCGCTGGCGGCTGCAGCGGCGATTGTGGTGGAGGCGGCACCGGTGGCGGAACCTGTAACCGGTGAACCCGCAGTTCCTGCACCGTCCCCATCACCAGCACCAGCGCCGTTCAACCCGATAACCTCCACACCGGCAGAAAACAAAGCGATCGCCAAGCTCATGGAGGCCCCGGATACCCCGACCTTTTTAGGGTTCTGCGGTGCTGAATGGCACGCGATAGTTTACGGCCTGAAAAGCGGGTTCAAGGTCTGGAACCGCACCCACACTGAATACAGCGCCATCGATAAACTGGACATCAGCCCGGAACTCAAAGCCGACCTGAAATACAAGTATCATTACCTCACAATTGCGGAGGACCTGCCGGAAGACGTGCTCCTGCTTGCGGTGGTTGGGTATCTGATATACACCGGTCAGGCTGCAGGGCTGGCAAAGATGGCTATCTCGTTCTTCGGTATTGTCATTTGAGGACACTATGAAAGAAATACCATTATCCCAAGGCAAAAACGCATTGGTTGATGATGAGGATTTTCAGTATCTCCAGAACTTCAAATGGTCTGCATATAAAAACGGAAATGTATTTTATACACACCGTAATTATAGAATCTGTCGCGGGAAGTTCACTAAAAAATCAATGCACTCGGAGATTATGGGGAAATTACAAAAAGGATTTGAAATCGATCATATTGATGGCAACGGACTAAACAATCAAAAATCAAACCTGAGGGTTGTAACTCGCAGGCAAAATGGCCAGAATAGACATGTTAAAAAGACAAGTAAATTTCCCGGCGTTTCTTGGTGGTCAGAAAAGAAGAAATGGCGTGCTACTATTCAAGTTAATGGTAAATGGAGTCTTATCGGTGTATTTCAGTCAGAGGATGCCGCTTTCAAAGCCTATCAGTATAACGTAGAATCGATCGGTCAAACTATTGTAGGTCTATTATGACCAACACTACCTTTTTGCCATCGGCCTCTTTAGGCGTCCGTGCGGGTCAGATCCGCCCGATGGCTTTCCCCTGTCAGGCAGTCGCAACACCATCCACCATCCACCTCCTGCCACTGCCTGCGGGGATCACTCCATGCACACACAAAAACGCCCGGGGGTACTCCGGAGGCTCACAGCACCCTCCGACGGGCATTCGTTTTGAGGTCACTATAATGTCAGGAAATCAGGCATCGGAAAGGGGGCGGCCATGTCCCTCATAGTTCGTATTGCAGTGGGAGCGGCAGCGGTTGTGTTCGTTGCGCTGGCGTATCTGTTCTTTGGGGCGGTTGCGCTGATTGGAGGTGTGGAATGAAACGGCTCCTGCTCGCCCTGGTGCTCCTGCTGGTCTGCATAGTCCCCGTGAACGCTGCGATTCTCGGGTGGAATGCGTCCATAGACGGGTATGTATCGCGGACTTCCGACAACATGACAATCGCCCAAGTTGTGGGTGCGGGCACCGGCGCATCGACAACCGGGACGAGCATGTACACGCAGCTTGCGACATTTCCGGGCACTACAAACGATAACTTCCATGTCGGAGCAAAGATCGTCTGGTCGGCTGATACTTCCAACATCCCGGACGGTGCGGTAATCACTGACGCCCGGTTCAATTATACGGTGTTCCAGAACTTCTCCACAATGCAGCCGTATTATATGACCATCACCAACGGCACAACAGTAACCGACGGTGCGATAGTAGCGGGGGATTATGCCCGGAACGGTTCGACGGAATATATCACGCGGGTATTATGGTCAGATGCCGAGATTAAATCAGGAACTGACCAGAAAAGCGTGATCTTCAATGCGGCAGGTCTGGCGGGGATTAATAAGACGGGATATACTACCCTGTTCATTCAGATCAGCGACTTGCACGACACAGCGTTTACTGGCACGTGGGCAACGGCTCCTGTAGTCGGAGCGAACAACACCGTAAATATGAGGAGCAACGACCACGCAACCGCCTCATATCGTCCGGTATTGAATATCACCTATACCGTTCCGACTACATTATACCCAATGAAATATGTCAACGATACGCGGATACTGCCGAACAGCGACGTTGGCCTGCCGACTGCCGGGGATACCCTGACAATTAATTCCAGTCAGGGCGAGATCACGCAGGGCAGTTTTATTATTAAGGCTCCCGCGGCGGTCACCGATATGAGCACCAACGCCACGATATTAACCAACGAAACCGGCGGCACGATGAACACCGGGATTTTAAATATCACTTTGGTTAAGGCATGGTGGCAATCCCCGAATAACTTTACTTATGTTAATTACATTTCGACGGTACTAAAAGCCGATTGGGCACTTACCCCGGAACTCCTGCTCCATAATGATTCTATTGTCCGGGCCGACCTGACCGCCCAGACGACGGAAGTATGGGTCGAGAATGCGACATTCAGCGGATACAAGCATATTGATAACACGTCTATTGGCGGGTGGCTGAAAGATTATAAGATCGTTGACGATCCCGCGTCTAATGGGTTTCCGATCCCGTTTGCCCTGTCCAGCGGCCATAATAAACAGGTAATGATCAAGACGATGGTTCCTGCAGACACCCCTGCCGGGAATTATACCGGGCTGGTCTGGGTCAATTCATCCGCAACGGTTGCCACACCGTTAACCCTGACCGTGCGGGTTCTGCCGTTCACGTTGCCGAACAATACCCGACAACACGGGTTCTTTAATATTGATTCAATCGACGCGGCATTTGCATCATCTTACGACGGTTCGCAGTATATCGTAACACAGGCAAATTATACCAATATGTTGCGGAACCTGAAAGAGCATGGTATCCTTCATGCACAGGTTCAGTCCGGTACTGGCGGTTGGGAAGCATCAACCGAAACCATGATGGACCTGCGGGATGCTCTTGATTTCCCGAAAGATGCGGTATTCATGCGGGGATATAGATTTGTAGATGATAATATCGCCGCGAACATTACCAACGAGGCCATGGATGCCCATGTAACGGAAGTCCAGACAGTCTATGCGGCCGCCAATGGGACGCACGGAATAGTTGATGTTTATTTCCAAGGGCTTGACGAAGGCGACCAGGGGAAATACATTTTCTCCCGCCCGATATACGAGAACATTACCGCCAACGACGGGAAGGTATGGTCAACCGCGAATTATAATATAAGCCACCTCGGGGATCTTGTGGCAGTTCACGTAAGTTCAAACGCATTATCCAGCCCCTACACCCCAACGGTTGACGGAACGTGGCTTAACCTCTCGCAGCGGAACTATTCCCACACTAAAAATAATAAAGCGTTTTATTACATGGGCCCGCAGATCGGCATTGAATACCCGGAAACATACCGCAAACATTTCGGGTTGGCTCTGGTAAAATGGGGATTCGACGGCGGCATGAACTATCAATGGTATCGTCACCAGATAGTCGGGGCGAATACCACATGGAACGAATACCAGAAGACCGTTGACGATGCGACGGTCGGAGGATGGTATAAACCCGGCGGGTTTGTGTATCCGAAATATGCCGGGTATATTGACACACTCTCATATGAGGGATACCGGGAAGGCACCAACGATCAGCGGTATGCTGATATGCTGGACGAGTTAACCGGCAGCAACCGCTCGTCAATAGATACTATCAGCGCCGGGTTTACCGATAAACAGGATATGCAGGAGATCCGGTATAACCTGACAAACCAGATCCTCGCAGAACTGGCATTGCCAGCACCCACGGCAGCATTCTCCGGGTTGCCCGTATCAGGGACGGAACCGTTGTCAGTGACCTTCACCGATGCCTCAACAGACACGCCTACTTCGTGGCTCTGGGAATACCAGAATGCTACTGTTGGATGGACTACGTTCAGCACGAGCCAGAACCCAACAACTTCGTTCCCGGCGGGGTTATATGATATCCGGCTGACAGCAACGAATGCCGGGGGATCTGATGATGAAACGAAGGTCGGGTATATCACCGTGGCGGTGGTTCCCCCGACATCGGCATATTCAGGAACGCCAACGACGGGAACGGCTCCGGTAACAGTAACTTTTACTGACGCAAGTACCAGCACCCCGACCTCATGGAAGTGGGCATACAAGAATGCCACAAAAGACTGGACGGTATTCAGCACGGCCCAGAACCCGTCGGTAGCGTTCCCTGCCGGAGTGTATGACATTAACCTGACCGCAACCAACGCTGGGGGTTCAGATGACGAGATAAAGGTGTCATATCTCACATTCACGGTCCCGGCTCCTGGTGCAGCCTATACAGCTGATCGCAGTGTTGTAAGGTTCCCCGGGAACTCCACGGTATTCTTTACGGATACCTCCACAGGCACCCCGACGGGCTGGGACTGGTATTTCGGTGATGGCACTGCCAACGTCACGACCCAGAATATCAACCATCATTTTACTAAACGGGGGTATGTTCTATCCTGCCTGATTGCGACCAATGGGGGCGGAAGTAACACATACTGTGATTATATCCGGGTGATCCCAGGAGATTCAAACTGATCATGCCCCTGACCGACGATCAGCAGCACGAGGTGAAACGGTTGGCTATCGAGCGGTTCGGTGTGGAATCGGTCCGGCAGATGGACCTTTTTTTTATGGAACTAAACGACCTCCGAATAGCCAGCCAAACCTCATTTGAATTTCTGGAAAAAGTCAAGGAGAAATATACTGCTGACAGGTCAGAACTCCTGATCGCGGCGCTCCTGTGGGGTATGCGGGAAGGCGAACTCGCTTATGAGTATCACCTGAAATGTCAGGAACTGCAGCGGGGGCCGCTTGTGGGGTATGAATAATGGAACAGGTGGGGGAGATCTACCAGGACGGGCGGGATATTTACCTTGTCCTTTGGAATGACAGGGAGGCCTATTATTTCGAGCCGGGGGCGTTCCATCAGGGGCTCACACGGTACGCCACAAAAGGATGCAAACTCAAGGATATTGAGGAACTGATGGAGGCGCCAGACGATACCTAAAACCGTAAAGGTCGGCGGATATACCGTCGTGGTCAAGTATGAAAAAGGATTGATGACCGATGATAGTAATTGCGGCTCGTTCAACGCACGGACGATGGAGATCAAGATTGACCCCGACCTTTGCCCGGAATTACAGTATGGAGTATTCTGTCACGAAATGATTGAAGCTATCAAAGAGATTTACAGTATCGACTGCCTAAAAGCCGACCACCACCCGATCAACCAATTGGGCGAGGCCCTGCATCAGGTATTGCGGGATAACATGGAGGCCGTGCTCCCGCTATGAAAAAAATCCTGCTCTTATCCGACCTGCACGTAGGCAGCAAATGGGGGCTCTGGCCGCCGAACTTCACTGCAAAGAACCCCCGAACCGATATGATCGAAGAGATCCCGCAGAACGCCGTGAATAAAGCCATCTGGGCACATTGGCTCAAGATGCTGGCGTCCTCTAAGAAAGAGAAGCCGGATGTCATTATCCTGAACGGGGATTTAATTGAAGGGGCACAACGAAAAGAAGGCGGGCGGGGATTAGTCACACCGGAACTCTTCACCCAATGCGCCGCGTGTATCAAGGTCCTCCGCACCCTGCCGAAAGTCCCGATGTATTTCACCGCGGGGACGGATTACCACCAGCTGCCGGACGGTCTTAGCGCGGATCTCTATATCGCTGAAACCATGGGCGGGGAGTTCGGAGATGAACTGGTAATCGAAGAATGCGGGATCAGGATATTCGCCCGGCACGTTATCGGCATGAGCCAAAGCACGTGGCAGTATATGACCACCGCACCGGCCCGCGATCAGATGTTGCTCTACCTCAACCAGGCTGAGGACAAATACGGCAGGATCCACGTGGCGGTATTCTCCCATCGTCACCAGTTCGTATGCTCGCAGTTTGCCAGCGGATTGGCGCTCATCACCCCCTGCTGGCAGGGTAAGACGGTTTTTGCGGTCAAAAAAGGCATCATCAGCCCGCCGCATATCGGTTGGGTATCGCTGATAGTGGACGGCCCCAAAAGGATCGCAGTAGATACCAGCGGGATCGCCAATGTGGTCAGCCCCTGCAAGACCGTAGGGAGGGATAAAAAGCGATGAACGCCACCTCGAAGAAGTTGGACAAGTCCAACTATTCACCAGACACTATAATAATCCCTGATATCGGATTTGACGCGGAACTGGAACGGCAACTCGGGAAAACCGCCAAGAAAATGTGGACGGATACCGAGATCGCCATGCTCACCCGGTACTATGGGAAAGTGGATACCCGGATTATTTGCCAGCGGTTAGGCCGGACGCACTCCTCCGTATCGGCCAAAGTGCTGGATCTTGGCCTGAAATACAGACGGGATGAGGGCAAGACATGACGCTCTTATCTCTTATCGGGGTGCTGTTGGCGGTCAGCGGGTCCGTGCTCGCCTGGGCATTCGTGCCACTGAATATCTGTTACTGGTACACGGCAGCAAGAGGATGGAGGAATACCCGATGACCTCCGAATGTTCAACCTGTCACTGGTGGATGAAGTGTTCTGAATTAGACAAGCGGAAGCAGGAGCAGAACGAGGAACCCTGTGAACACTGGCAGCGGCTCGGTACCGTGGGGCAAGGGAGCGGGTGGACATGACCGCGAGAGTACGCATTTGCGTACTTTGGAGAATCCAAGATGGCCCGAAAATGTAGCATCTGCTCTCATAAGGATCGAAATAAGATCGATTTGGCGTTAGTCGATCCAAACGAAACATTACGCACCATTTCGGAACATTTCGATATATCAAAAAGTGCACTCAAACGGCACAAGGACTCCGGGCATATTGGTAAGAAAGCGGTCAAAACCAGCACCGCGAAAGAGGAGCGGGAAACCCGGTCGTTTTTCGATCTGATTGACGAGCACAAGGATAAGGCAGATGTGCTTTATAATCTCGCGTTATCCAACGAGGACGTGCGGGGGGCCTGCTCTGCGCTCCGTGAATCCCGGGGGGCAATTGAACTACGGGCAAAGGCGACCGGCGAACTGACAGAGAAACACGAGATCACCGGGAAAGACGGGGCACCCTTGGCAGTAAAGATCCTACGCGGCGTGAGTATGGATGATCTATGAGCGAGGCAATGTCATACCCCTATACAATTATTGAATCTCCCACAGGTACGGATCAGGGGTTCCAGCCATATGGGGGCGGGCTTAAACTCTGGAAATGCAAGGCTGCCGAAGTGATTATCGCGGGCCCGGCAGAGACCGGAAAGACCCGCACCGCATTAGAAAAACTCGATGCATTAATGTGGAAATATCCCGGCTCACAAGCTATCATCGTAAGGAAAACATACAAAAGCCTGAAAACATCCGTCCTCCTCACGTTTGAAAGAAAGGTGCTTGGCGCGTGGGATCCCACTGCGAATGACGGCGCCGGCAGGTTCGACCAGCGGAAAACACCCGTCCAGAAACTTGGGGGAGAGCATACCGAGGGATACCTGTACCCGAACGGCAGCCACATCTATCTCGGGGGTATGGATGTTCCCGATAAAGTCCTTTCTTCTGAATGGGATGTCGTTTATGTCAACCAGGCTGAAGAGCTCACTCTGAATGATTGGGAAATTATCACCACCAGAACCACAGGCCGGGCTGGCAACATGCCGTATGCGCAGGTTATGGCAGATTGCAACCCGGCACCCCCAACTCATTGGATCCGGTCTCGTGCTGAAAAAGGGCGATTAAAATTCATCGAATCCCGGCATGAGGATAACCCCGTCCTGTATAACCCGATCACCCATGCAATCACCGAACAGGGCCGCCGGACAATGGATGTGCTCAAGAGCTTAACGGGGGTCCGGTACTTGCGCCTGTTCCTTGGGAAATGGGCTGCAGCAGAAGGCGTGATCTACGAGGAGTATGATCGGGACGTCCACCTGATAAATCCGTTTCCCATCCCGTCGGATTGGGTTCGGTTTCGTGCGGTAGATTTCGGATATACGAACCCGTTCGTGTGCCAGTGGTGGGCGATGGATCCCGACGGTCGGCTGTTTATGTATCGTGAAATCTACATGACGCATCGGATTGTGGGCGGCGACCCGAACGGGAACGACCACGCGGCCATGATTAACTACCTCTCACAAGGAGAACGGATCGCCGCAACCATCTGCGATCATGATGCAGAGGACCGGGCCACACTGGAAGCGCACGGCATCCTGACACAAGCCGCCATGAAATCCGTATCCCTGGGTATCCAGGCTGTTCAGGTCAGGCTCCGTAAATCTGGTGATAACAAGCCCCGTCTTTTCATCATGAGCGATGCGCTGGTGGAGGCTGACCCGCTATTAATCAACGATAAAAAGCCGGTATGCACTGAACAGGAAATCGAATCATATATCTGGACTCCTTCAAAGGACGGCAAACCCAACAAGGAAGAACCAAAAAAGGAGAACGATCACGGCATGGATCCCATGAGATATTTAGTATGTTATGTCGATGGAATCAAACCGGCGGAAGAGAAGAAACCCGCGCAACGTGTCTATGTCCTCCATGACGACACGGAGATCTGAACCATGACCGAACTACACGAATACTGCCGGATGTGCGGGGGTAGTTGTTGCGCGAACCCGTGGCTATCGGAATCAGAATATGCCGTCCTGCAGCATTTCATCGGGAATGATGCTATCGAGGCGGGCCACCCGGTCAGGGTGAACGGCGGCTGGATGTTCCGGGCGGGCAGGTGCCCCGGTGCATTAAAAGACGGGTGTGCATTATCATATCCCATGCGCCCACTTGCGTGCCGGATCTACCCGTTTGTATCTGCCGAGATACTGAACAAAACCCTGAAGTTCGAAACTATCCCGCTTCTTGACGTTCATATCTGCCCGTATTGGCATGTATTCGGCAGCGGGGCAGGATATCAGGATGCATTAAAGGAGATTAAAAATGGCAAGTAAAAAACCCATACCAAAGAAGCAGGAACCGCCCGCAGAACAGGCAGCGGCCAACCCCACAGCAGCAACCGAACCCGAACGCACGACAAGCACCGTGCAGGTAAGGATCGAGACCAAAGGCCGCATGGAGATCCTGAAAGGGATGTTGAACCTTCAGGACTTCGACGCGGTAATCACCCGGCTGATCGACAACCTGCCGGAGAAACTGAGTACTGAAGAGGAGAAGCATCTCGTTATGACTTCCAGCAAATACCGATGGCTGATGGAACAACAACATTCATGCGATTGCCGTAATTTCCTGCAGGAAGCGGTGAGATAGATGTCTGACGACCCCCGTGCCGCTATTGTCACCTGTGTTGCCCTCTCATGCCGGTTTAACATGAAAACAGGGATTGAGCCAACGTGTATGATGAAGATGGTCGTAATCGGTGAGACAGGCCGGTGCATCATGGCAGAAGGCCGTCCCGTGCCGGCGGTACCGCAGGCACAGACCCCCCCCGGACGGTTTGAAAAAGGAGTGTGGGTGCAATGACCCGCAAACCCCGCAGCCCCGGACCGTTGCCCGCCGTAACCGCTGACCATCTCGCGAAGATGAATGAACGCCTGATCGCGCAGGTCAACAACCTCTCGCTGGAAATGGAGGAGCGGATGACCAGCGGCGAACACCTTACCGAAGCCCTGACGGATCTTGATTGGGCGAACCGTATCGACCGGGACTATCTCTGGATCCGCACGTCCGGCGCCAACGCCCCGCAGTTCCGATACATGACCAAAGACACCATCGACATGTACGCGGATATTGCGGATTTCATGTACGTGTATAACCCGTTGGTAAAGCGGGTAGTCGATGTCAAAAGCCAGTTCACCTTCGCCCTTGATTATTCCATCACATCCGACACGCTCAAAGTCGATGAGATCCGGAACGACCCGCTGAACGACCAGGCATTTTTCGGGCATCAACCTATTGGAGAGATTGACGGCGAACTCCAGCGCAGCGGGAATGTGTTCTTCGCCATCTGGAAAGACAAGAAGCAGGTGCGGGCGTGGAACAATTACGAGGTCCGTGATATCGTGTATGACCCGGAGGATTCAACCCGCCCGGTGTTCTATCTCCGCTCGTGGTTTGACGATCAAGGTAAGGAACAGCGGAAAGCGTATCCATCAGTATTTGCACAACCGGCAGACATTGGTGACAGCAAGACCCAGCTATCAGCCGGAGGCAGCACCTACGAGATCGACCGGAAGGTTGTGGTCTATCACATGGCTGCCAAGAAAGGGATAAAACAGAAGTTCGCCCTGTCCGAGCTGGTGGCCGTGTGCCGGTGGGCGAAACCGCATGAGAAGTTCCTTGAGGACTTCGCCGCCATCGTCTCCGCATACCGTAAATACTCGCACATGATGACCACCAAGGGCACGGCATCGCAGGCGTCCGCTATAGCCGGACAGTTCCAGGGCGATACTACCCAGATGGGAACCCCGCTCCAATCTCATCCGGTCGGCTCGATTGTGGTTGCACAGGAAGGTAACGAGCTCCGCACCATTGACGCGGGCAGCGGGAAGATCATCGGGATTGACGGCGCCCGGTCGTTCCTGCTGATGGTCAGCGCATCATCCGGAGTTCCTGAAACCTATCTCACCATGGACCCGAGCACCGGCAACCTTGCCACCGCCAAAGAGATCAGCCCGATATTCGTGATGATGATCCAGGAGCGGCAGACGGCATGGAAGAACGCGCTCACGGTTATTTTCCGGTCGATGCTGGAATCGGACGATTTTGAGGTATCGTTCCCACCGATCCGGGATAACATCAACGCATATATCCAAAATGTGAACAACATAGCAACACTCGGGTCCGCCGGTAGGTGGGCGGGAACCATGACCGCGAAAGACTATATCAAGGCAGCATACGAGGCGCTGGAGTGGAAATTACCGGATGACGCAACACTCAACGCACTGGTTGCAAGCCTCGACGAGATGACAGGAGTGCCGCCTTTTGGTGTAATGGGGGGAGCATCTCCTCCGTTTGGTGATGGGACCGATCAAGGTCTCAACGAGATAGCAAAGGCCGCACAGGAACTCAAGGAAGCGATCCGACAGAAGCCCGCAGCATGACCCTCATCGAAGCTGCCGGACGGCTCCAGCAGGCCGCCATTGCGCTCAAGAAACGCAGGGAGAAAGACGCACTCGCCCGCAAGCACCAGCGGAAGATCGCCGCCTTTTTCCGCTCGCAGAAAGCGGCAACCCTCACGGCACTTGCGGAACAGGAATGGTTATTCTCGGAATCATACCGCAGGCTGACCGAGGAAACTACCCATCTCACACTCGCGCAATGGGGGAGGATATGGGAAAAGGTATCTGCCGATACTATCAGCGATCTGCAGAAAGTGGTTTTTAATGCGGAAGTTGACGGCGTGGTTGCCGGAGCCGAACAACTCAAAAAACAAATACCGATCAGGTTCGACAAGGTATCCTCATTCAACCTCGCAAACCCACGGGCGGTTAAGTGGTTCTCCGATACGGGCGGCAGCGTGGATTATATCACCGGCATCCAGAGGGCGACCGGGGAGCAGGTCCGCAGCATCATATCAAAGGCGCTTGATGGGGGGTGGACTTACAGCAAGACCGCCAAGGAGATCAGCGACAGGTTCGACGGGATGAGCCGTGCCCGTGCCCAACGGATCGCGGTATATGAGACCGGCAGCGCCTACGAGCAGGGGAATATGCTCTTTGCGCAATCCCTGAAATCCGATGGCGTCGTCATGGAAAAGATGTGGCAGACCTCCGAAGACGACCGGGTCCGGCAGGAACATTGGGATAACCAGAATGAAGGGTGGATCCCCATCGACCAGTACCACCGCAGCGGGCACCAGGAACCGCCGACCGACCCGGGCTGCCGGTGTTACGAAATATACCAAGAAGCCCCCGCCCGACTATAGCCCCCACTCTCCTGTTTTACGTCGGTCATAAACTTTATATTGCTATAGAGTAACGTCAGGTATATATAGAGTTACCAACGCCAATATATACAATGGCAGACAAAGCCGCCATTTTTGACAGCTCGACCGCTCACTTCCGGGAGGTCGGCAAGGCCGATTCGTCCGGACTGGCGATTGACGTTCACATTATATCGCCCGGGTGGGGCTCATCCGGCTACTATTCTGATACGGTTCTCACTGAAGCCTGCAAAAAGCGCGTGTATCCGGAGGGAATGCACATGCACTGGGACCACCCGACCCGCCAGCAGGAAGAGGATCAGCCTGCCAGAACGCTAAAGGATTTCGTGGGAGTCCTGACCGAAGACGGGCATTACGACCCGAACGGATGGGACGGCCCGGGGGTATATGCCAAGGCTAAGATCTTCCCGGAATGGGTTGATAAGATCAAGGCCATGGATGGCCACATCGGGATCTCGCATTACGTTTCAGGCACTGCCGAAGCCGGGGAAGCCCCGGACGGCAAGAAAGGCCGGATCATCAAGGAACTGATCGCCGATGCCCTGAACACCGTTGATTTCGTCACGGTGCCCGGCGCTGGCGGCCATTACCGCACACTGTTCACGGAGATGAAGGTTGGACGAACGAACCCGACCGCGAACGACAGACAGAAGGAAGATACCATGGGAGACAACCAGGAATCACTTACGCTTTCCGAGGTCCGCACCAAGTACCCGGAGATCGTCACCGAGCTGAAAGAACAGCTTAAGGTTGAGCTCAAGACCGAAGAGGCAGCCAAGGACCAGAGCGCCAAGCTCGCCGAAGCAGCCGACCGGATCAAGACGCTCGAAGCAAAGCTCGCAGAACAGACCGCGAAAATAGCGGAGGCCAAGGCCGGGGAATATGTCAAAGCCGAGATCGGGAAGGCCAAACTACCCGAAGCGTCCGGCAAACTACTCACCGCGACCCTGCTCAAGGCCGTGCCACTGACTGAAGACGGCGAGATTGACGCCCCAAAGTTTGCGGAAATCGTCAAGGAAGCGATCACGGCAAAGACCGAAGAGATCGCTGCTATCGTCAAGGAAGCAGGCGGCATCCAGGGCAACGGCGGCGGCGTACCTCCCGCAGGCGACAGTCACAAAGAACTTGTCGAAGCGTTTGAGGCAAACTACCGCGCTATGGGCAAGACCCAGGAGCAGGCAAAACACCTCGCCGAAATTGCGGCAGGTGGGAGATAAATTATGTGTGAATACCCAATTACCCACCCGACTCAGGCAGCCGGGAACGAGGCATCCAGCACCTACGAGGGCCGGTACCTCACCGTGGTCGAGAGCGAACTTACGCACCCGTACCACTCGGACGGTTTTGTCGATAAAGGCGATCCCGTCATGCACGGAAAGAACATTGTGGGCGTGGCAATGGCCAGCGCCGCTGCAGCTACCGACCTGATCAGCATCGACACCGAAGGGATCTGGTATCTCAACGTGCTCGGTTGTGTCAGCGACGGCACCAGCGACGGTATCGCCAAGGCGCTCGCGTACGGCGACCCGGTATTCTTCCAGGTAACCCCCGGCACCGACACCTATCTCCTGTCTGGAGAGCAGGACCCCTCGCACTTCCGCCCGTTCGGGTACGTGCTCGGCTCGGTTTCCTCATCGACCACATCCCCGACCCTTGTAGCGGTCAAGGTCCACAACGACTTTGTGCCGGAAGAGGGACGGCTCCACTATGGCAGCGGCTCAACTGCAGCGGGCAACATGCTCCTTGAAGGCGACGCCGCGCTCCGCAAGAACCGGCTCATGGAAGCCTGTCTCGCACCGGCCACCATCCTGCTTGCAGGCGAACAGATCCACGGGTTCAACATCCGTGTAGTTGACAACCTCATCAGCACAGGCGGGGAAATCACCGCCGGGGAACTGAAGGTCGTCCGCGACGAGGCAACTGATGCCACGGTCTCCAGCATGACCGCGCTCAAGCTCGACACCGATAACAAGAACGGCGGTATCGCTCCGTTCGTCCGTGCCCTTGATATCATGTGTGAAGGCGCACCGGGCACTACACCAGCAATCCGCAGCGGCATCCACTTCAACAGCGGCGGGACTGCCGGCACCCTTGAAGGCGTCCTTGAAATCGAAGCCGGCGCATTCGGGTGTAAGACCGTCACCACCAACCCGTCGGATTCTGGCACCTGTATGCAGATCCCGATCATCTATGGCGGGGCAGTGTACTACCTCCTCGGCTACAACGCAACGGGGAGCTGATCAATCATGACCGACTTTCTTAAAGTAATGGACAACTGGGACGGGTTCCGCGCTGCACGCTCACCGAAAGTGAACGAGGCGGCAATGGCCCGCACCATCAACCTCCTCCTGAACAAAGACGGGCTCTCCAAGCGTATGCACGAGGCCCGGCTGGAAGAGGCAATCTCGACCTCCGACTTCCCCTACCTGTTCGGGCAGGTTATCGACCGGCAGCTCCTGGCATCGTACCGGGCACCGGATGACCCCCTGTACCGCTGGCAGGACTACGTGAAGATCAGCACCGTGCCGGACTTCAACACCGTCCGCCGGGAAAAGGTCAGCGGCAAGGACCCGCTCCTGCCGGAAGTCCCGGAGAAGGGCGAATATAAGCCGTTCAAGCCGACCAACTGCCGGTACACCTACAACGTCAAGAAATACGGGCGGCAGTTCGATATCTCGTGGGAAGCCATCATGAACGACTCGCTCGGAGCGTTCAACGATATCCCGCAGGAGATGGCGAATGCAGCCAAGGACACCGAAGCCTATATCGCAACATCACAGTTCGCGGCATCCACTGGTGACGGTAACGCCTCCCTGTATGGTGCAACCATCACCGATTGCGGGCAGGCCATCACCAACCTCGGCGTTCTCCCGCTGACCATCACCAACCTTGAAACCACACTCGGCCTGATGAAGAACCAGACCAGCCCCGAAGGCAAGCTCCTGAAGATCAGACCGAAGTTCCTCGTTGTGCCCCCGGCGCTCGAGCTGACCGCCCGGGCGATCCTGACCTCCACGATCAAGACCTGGAGCCCGGAGTCTATTGATGTCGACGGCACGGTTTACTCCACGCCGTATCCGACCACCAACGTTCTGCCGCAGACCGGCCTCCAGCTCCGTGTTAACGAGTGGCTGCCCTACATCGACACCACTCACGGCAGCACGGCATGGTATCTGTTCGCAGACCCCGCAATGGGTGCGGCGGTTGAAGTCGGCTACCTCCGCGGGCATGAAACCCCCGAAGTGGTCATGAAGGCCAGCAACAAGGTAGCAGTCGGCGGCGGGGCAATGTCCTCACCGTTCAGCGGCGACTTTGAAACCGATAACATCATGTACAGGGTACGCGATGTTATCGGCGGAACACCAATGGACCCGCGGTTCACCTACCTCCAGAGCGGAGCCTAATCTCATCCCTTTTTCGGGAGGGATGAGCACATGGCGAACTGTCTTACAGAGAAATTCACCGGGGCGGCAGCAATCGATGACGCGGCAACGTTCATCGAGGCCCTTGACGATACCAAGTTCCTGTCATGCTGCAGCTATACAGAGGGATACCAGCCGAAGGTTCTCGTAGTCTATATGGCGTGAGGTGGGCATCACGGTGTTCACCTACGACCCCACGACAACGCTCGGTAAAACCCGGCTGTATGCGCAGGATACCGTAACAGCGAACGCCATTTTCACGGATGCAGAGATCCAGTCTTTCCTCGACATCAACGGGCAGAACGTCTTTCTGGCAGCCGCCGATGCCCTTGAAATCATTGCCGCAAACCAGGCATACGTCCTCAAGGTCATCAGCAACAACGGCCTGAGCACCAACGGCCCGGCAGTCGCGGCGTCATTGCAGGCAACCGCCCGGCAATGGAGAGAGAAAGCACAGACCAGCGACGGGGCATCGGCCTTGTCGGGGATCATCATCGTACCGAATGCAGACGACCCCTATCTCAGCTTGAGGTGACCCGGTGGAAACGTCTTTTATCGATTCACGAAGAAACACGGCGATTACCGACAACTTCCACCCATCGCTCTGCACCATCCAGGCATACACCGATAGCGTGGACGCATATGACCAGCCCGTGCAGACATGGGCAAACCTTGCGGGGCATGTTAGTATTCCCTGCAGCATCTCGCTTACGTCCGGGCAGGAGAGTAAAGGCAAACAGAATGAGTACGGCCTGACCACCCACCGGATCGCGCTGAACGGCGTTTACGCATCCATCACCCGCCTGCACCGGGCCATTGTGGACGGCGTGACCTATGAAGTCCAGTATGCCAGCCCCCCGGGACATGCAAACTCGATCACGGTGCTGGACTGCACACTTGTAAGCGGAGGAGCCTGATGATGGCAGAAACACCATACAACCAAGACGTCTGCATCATGCGGCACGAGGTAGTTGACACCAAGATCGCCTCTCTCGAATGCGAGATCGGCACGGTCAAGGAACATCAGGCAGGCCTCCGTGAGGACATCAAGGAAGTCCGGGATTTGCAGAAACAGATCCTATATGCCATCATCGGTCTGTTCGGGGCATCCGTCTTAACACTGATCGGAGTGCTTGTCGGTCGCGGTATAGATTTCGGGGTGTTCTTCTGATGACTAACGAGATCACCATCACCGGGGTGGAGGAAACGATCCGGGCGCTTGATGCCGTAATATCAGGGTATGCCCGGAAAAGCCGGGACGCCGTGGCGCTTGCAGGACTGGCAGCGAAAGCTGATGTTCAGGCACTCGCCCCGTATAAACGCGGGGATTATCGGCGCTCGATCCATTGTGAACCCGTGAAAGGCAGCGATTTTAATCCATTTGTCGAGGTCGGGACGAACAAGATTCAGGCGAAACAACTGGAATACGGCGGGATAATCCGTGCAAAGAACGCCCCCTATCTCGTATTCCAGACTGCCGACGGGGCATGGCATAGCGTCAAGAGCGTTTACCAACCCCCGCACCCGCATTTCCGCCCTGTCTTTGACCTGAACGGCCCCAAATATCTGGAGATGATCCGGGAGTATCTGGAAGATGACCAGGACTACATGCCGGAATGGGAATCCGCGATGTCAGTATTCAGGACCGTGACCGGCGGCACCATGTTTGATTCGTTCGGGGGTGTCCTGTGAAAGATATTGTGGGGGCATTCATCACCAGGCTGAAAGCGAACACAACTATCTGTTCCGCGTCGTATTGCGGTGCAACCCCCAACCAGCGGATCTATCGCGGTATGTTTCCCCCCGATGGCACATGGCCCGGGATTGTCGTGTCACGGGTTGACGGGATACGGGAAAACGAAACTGCCCGGGGCCTCCGGTATGCGACCAGCCGGATCCAATGCACCGCTATGACAATCACAAACGCTGCAGCGGATATTATCTCGGAACTCATCGCTGATGATTTGAACGGATTGTCGAACACACTGCTTTCCACGGGCGCCAATGCTGGCGTTTATGTGGTGTCAGTGGAGGACGCGGGAACCATCCCGGACAGCGACCCTGTTACGGGGCTGCACTTCTATCACCGGGATTTCACCGTCGTCTATGACCCAAGATAGAAAAGGAGCAAACCAACCATGTCAGAACAGGCAAAAAGGCCAACCGGCATCTTTGTGATAAGTGGCACAACGATGTATCAGGAACTCATTTCCACCAACTTTCCGCAGGTAACCGCGGAGTTGCTGGATACCACTTCGCAGAACAACGCCCAGGGGTTCACCACCAAGATGATCGGATGGCTGACCTCTGGTGATGTAAGATTCACCGTGAACTTTTACGGGAACACCGAACAGATCGCCGCATACACTACGGCAATCGCAGCCCGGACAAAGAGCACTTGGATCATCGGTATCCCGAACCTGATCGCGGTCACGTTCACCGCCCAGCTATCCGGCGCGAACATCCTCGCTCCGATGAAGGGCGCGGCAATGACCATGGAGATCGGGCTGACAGTGAACGACGTGCCCTCGGTATTGTCCACACAGGCAACGGGTCTTACTACTCCATGGCTCACCATGACCAACGAGGGAAGCACCGCGATTGCACTCTCACCAGCCGTTGCCAACTCACAGCAGGGAACCACCTATTACGGCACCGCCCTTAAGGCAGATACCGGCGTCAAGATCACACCCACGGCTGCATCCGGGACAATCTATGTCAACGGTACGCTGGTTGTATCCGGCGCGGCATCCGGAGCCATCACCTTACCAACCGCGGACGGCGATGTTCTGTATGTCCCGGTTATCGTGTTCGGCACCGCAGCACAGATCCCCGCTACCTATTGGGTCAGGATCCTGAACGGATACGTCTGATATGCCCGACGATGCCGTTCCGATACTGGTTGGCAGCGCGGAGTATTTCCTCCGGTTCGGGCAGGACGACCTGATCGCCGCGGAGAACGATGTGAAGATGGGCTACGTCTATTTTTTAGACCCGAAATATGCCAGCCTCACACTCTACCGCAGCCTGATCCATCGAGGGTTGAAGGTTAAGAACCGGGCAACGGGAGACCTTGAACAAGCCTATCCGTCAGGCGACGACGGTGTGAAACTTGCGGGTGAATGGGTCCGTCTGTATCTGACGAATGGCGGGACGTTGCCGGACCTTATGGTTGCCGTAAGAAAGGCGCTTGACGCGTGGCCATGGTATAAACCGGGGAAACCGGAAGAATCAAAAAACTCGCCCGGCGATGGGTTGTAGAAGCCGAACCTATCGCATACGGATTATGCGGCTTGATGCCGTGGGAGTTCAAACGGCTCACCCCGGCAGAACTATATGCGATTGCAGATGCCAGACGAACAGAAAAACGGAAGGATGAAGATTTCATGGACGCCCTGAATGCAAGACTTTGCGAAACGATGGTGATGATTGCCACGCACGGGAACAGCACGGCCCCGCATCAAGCGTACATGCTCCGACCGCCCGCACCAGTGAAACAGACGGATGACCAGATGATGAACGGGGTTCTCGCATTTACGACCGTGATTAAGGAGGGACAATGCCGGAAATAGGCGATGGGTTATGGATTAAGATCGGTCTGGATACTACCCAGCTTGAGCAGGGCCTCACCAAAACAAAAGCATCCCTGACCGAATGGCGGGACGAAACCAATGCGAACACCCGCGACCTTGCGAAATGGGGGCAGGCAATCGGAGCGGCAACGGCGCCCCTGCTGGCATTCGGTGCTGCTGCCGTGGTAGCGATTGAGAAATACGGGGCGATGGCTGATAATATCAATGATCTCGCGCTCTCTTTGGATGTAAGCACGGATAAGATCCAGCATTTCCAGAAAGCCGCCGTCTTGTCCGGTACCGATATGGGCACGGTATCCCAATCACTCGGGAAACTCTCGATCTCCATGGGGGAGTTCGACAATAAAACATCCGCCGCTGCCAAGGCTTTTGAACGGTTGGGGATTGACCCCTCCGGCAGGGGCATGGATGAGGTATTCGATGAGACCGCCCTCGCTCTTTATCGCATGGAGGATACCACCCAGCGGAACGCCATCGCCATGGACCTCTACGGGAAGAGCTGGAAAGACATGCTGCCCTATATCGAGACTTACGTTGAGAAACAGGACGAGATCCAAAGCAGCCCGACTATGTCCCGTGAAGAGCTGCAGAACCTTGAAGATGCGAAGATCGCATGGGATAACCTCGGTCAATCCGCATTTATAGCCACAGGTAAGATCCTTGCATTCGTTGAGAACTCTTTCTCGCAGGAAACTATGGCGAAGCTTGGGAGGATGGCAACGGCTTATAAGAAACTCCTTATCGACCACGATGTTAAAGGTTTCTTCGATGACGCTGCCGCCTACCATGACGACCAGGCAAGGGCAGAGGCTGCCAAGATTACCGCACAGGCAGCACAGAACGGCGCGGGAACCGGAGGCAATCGCGGGGGAACGGGTGCCGGAACGGGTACAGGCACGGCAGCAAACGGGAATGGATGGAAAGGTGAAGGCGGCCTGAACACACTTTTAGATTTATGGCCGAAATCTCAAGCAGAGTTTGCCAGCTATGATAGTTATACCCAATCTATGCTGATAGGCGCCGGGTATAATCCGTATAGCGAGAACGGCACCTCAAGCGGCGGGTGGCAGTCTTCATCGACCTATCTCGGCCCGGGCGTCGGGGATCTCGCTCCCTTATACTCTATGCTGAAAGGCGCATCGGGTGTTTCATCTTCGGTTATGGGAGCGATGGGTGACTATGAAACCGCGATTGCAGCATGGCGAACAAACCAAGGCAACTCGGTCAATACCGGGATGTATGTCGGCGGTTCTTTCGGTAGTGGTGAAGGTGGTGCCGGCTCAACCGATATTAACGGGATGCTGTACTCCAATATCAAGAAATGGCAAGCCCTCTTTACCGCCGAACTTACGAGGGTAGCGGCAGCGGAGCTTAAGAAACGGCAGGAATACACGATTGCATTCACCCAAAATATCCAGGGGGTGCTGGACCCGCTGGCGGTAGCCTCGGCAACCTCCCGGGCATTGGCAGCTGAGCTGAATAAGGCGGGGGTGACCTGATGGCTCAAGGGTTGGTGTTCACACCGGCAAGCGGCAGCGCGGTCACGTTCAGCACGACCGAGGGGGAGATCTATAAATTCCTGCGGGCGTATGACGGGTTTTCCAAAATACCCACATCCCATCAGGTTATCCGCTCGCCGTATCTGGATGGTAGTTTCCCGCTCAATACCCGGATTGATGAGCGGATGGTATCTTTCAGCATCCTGATCACCGCCGCAACACAGGCGCTCCTGGACGCGGCAATCCTTGACCTGACCACAGCATTGAATCCCAAATTAGGCACCGGGGTTCTGACCTACACGCAGGAAGGCGGCACGGTCTATGCTCTGAACTGCCGGGCGAACAATACCCCCTCTCTTTCCACATCCAAGGGGCCGACGTGGCAGTATGCGACCATTGACCTGATCGCGTTCAATCCGTTCTGGTATAATCCGACCCTGACCGAGGAAACCCTCGCCACGTTTGCCGGGGGGTTCACCTTCCCGCTGACATTCCCCTACACCTTCGGTACAGCGTCCGAGACGGCAACCGTCACCAACGGTGGGAATGTAGCCTCACCGTTCACGCTGGTATTCAACGGTGAGATTGTTAACCCGGTGATGACTTTTACCACCGTAAAAGACGGGGTGAGCACTACCAAGACCATCAGCGCCACGCTTACGATAGCCGCCGGGGATACCCTGACCATCACCACCGGGCCCGGTGCTCCGGTTGTCACGAAGGTAACCAGCGGCACGGCTACCAACGGGTTCCAGTATATCGATTCTGCGAGTGATCTCACCACCCAGATCGAGCCCGGCGATAACGTGCTGGACTTCTCATCCTCATCGAGCATCGGGGCAACGGCATACTGCTCAATCTCATTCTATGAGCAGTTCATCGGGGTGTGATAATGGCCGAACTCCCCGCCTATGAAGTGTATCCGGTAAGAATATTCAATGCCAGTCTTACATGGATTGCCGAATACAACGATTATGAAAGTCTGACCTGGACGCGGCGATGGAGACGGCCCGGGCAGTTCACGCTGAAAATATCCCGGTATAATGCCGACGGCACGGACAGGGATCTGAAAAAAGGATACTTTGTCAGCATCTATCGCGGGGGCGAGGCACGGATCGGGCGTATCACTTCCCGCCAGATCAGCTTTGGTGATGGCGGCATGGGTTCGGAGTTCTGGACGGTCAGCGGGCCGGATGCAAAAGGTATCCTCGGTTCACGGTTGGCAATCGCGGGGATCTCCGCGGGTACCGGGTTTGACGTCCAGACCGCCCAACCTGCAGAGACGGCGATCCGGTACTATATCACCCGCAACGTGATTACACCCAAGGCACCGGACGGGTCCACCACAGACAGCAACCGCACGATAGCGGAGATTATCCTCGAGACGGTTGACGGCACGAAAGGCGGCAACGTCACCTATCAGGCACGGCTCCAGCCTCTACCGGATATTATCGAGCAG